TCAGATGATTTCTTTTCCAAAAATTCAAGATTGTCAGCAATAATGTCTGTCGTGAAAACCTTTGTTCCATCGTCTTTTTCATAACTACCAGACTGAATCGTTCCAGTGATTGCAACTTGCGAACCTTTTTTCGTGTAATTAGCCGCAGCTTCTGCCGTTTGTTTGAACATCACCACTCGCAAGAAGTCAGTTTCGTCTCTCTTAAATCTACGATTAACCGCTAATGTCGCTTTACATACTGCCGTTCCTGATGCTGAGTATCTAAGTTCTGGATCGCCTGTCCATCTACCAATAAGTTGTACTGTGTTCATTTATAATTCCTCCAATGTTTTATCGTTTACTAAATGGTATTTCGTTGAATCCTAATTTCTTTCTCATTTCAAAGTAATCACGTTCGACTTCCTCATAACTTCTGTTTTCTTTTTCGTAATCACATACATAGTGTGGAAATTCTTTTACTTGGTCACGAACTTCACGAAAAGACAATGTTTTCTTCGTTTCTTCGTAATACATACTGCGCCCCATATACCCATTCACTTCTGCTGTAAATAATGGTTCTTTCCTATTCACTCGTATGAATTCCGCTATTGCGCTCTTTTCGTTGTTCGATAATATGAAAGCGAATAAGTTGTTCTTTATTTTCATAGAGTACAAGTTGACCTTCTTTAGATTCAGTGCATCTAGCTTTATCGCTGCATTAATTTCATCAAACGATAATGGATCAAACGTCAATGTGTTTTCGTCCGCATCCCAATCAATTAAATCTCTTGCAGCCATTAGAAAAATACCGTATGCCATGAATGGATTTTCGAATATCATCGCATCTGCGTATAAATCTCTAATTGACCCCATCAGTTATTGCTCCAGTGAATTTGTTGTAAATAGCGTTAATGGTTTTTGTTCCACCATTACGGTTTTTAGCTACAATAATTTCTAGTGACTTGTCCGAATCATCTTTTGAGTAATAAGCATCCCTGTATAAGAACATCACTACGTCTGCATCCTCTTCAATACTTCCGCTCTCTCTCAAATCGGACAATAGAGGCCGTTTATCTTGTCTCTGTTCGACTTGTCTTGAAAGTTGGGCTAAAGCTACCACTGGACAACTAAACTCCTTAGCAATCGATTTTAAGCCTTTCGATATCTCTCCAATTTGTATGTGCATATTTCCTGTAAATGTTGCTGGTTTAATCAAAGTTAGGTAATCAATGAAAATGACAGGTTTTCTATCCTGGTACTTATTCATCGCTTTGCGAATCTTCATTCGTATTTGCGCAAGTGTCTGTCCTGGCATATCGAATATCTGCATTTTCGTATTTCCCACTAACCCTGCCGTTTTCGACCACGTATCTTTTTGGCCATCTGTAAACAACTTGTATGGATCACGTATAGCGTTTCTCGAATAACTTCCTGTAGATGCTAACGAACGCATTAATAAGTTTTCCTTACTCATTTCTAAAGAGAATAAGATAGGTAAGCGATTGTCCCAACCTGCGTGTTTTGCAAGATGTAGCATTGCATCTGATTTACCCATTGAAGGTCTTGCAGCTAAGATGACTAATTCACCGTCTTGCAATCCGTTTGTGAGTAAATTCATTTCTTTCAATCCTGTGTTTGAACCCTTAATTACTTCTTTTTCTGTCCAAGGTAAGTCGAATACATCTACCAACATGTCGTTAATGTCTGCATAGTCGTCAACCTTCTGTGTATGAATCTGTTCGAAGGATTGCCCAATCTTTTCAATAGTCCAATTTTCTGCTAAAGCTACAGACAAGATCGACTTCTTCTCTCGTTCTCTCCAAGAATCCATGATATTTTCACAGTAGGTTTCAAACTTGTTATCACTAGCTAATCGAACCATGTCACTTAAATAACTAGCCCCACCCAATTGAATAGGATCACATTTAGTAATCAAGGTTACTAAGTCACACGTTTTTTGTGTTTTGTACAACTCCACCATGTTCTTAAAAATGTATTTGTGTTCGTTTGATTCGAAATGTTCAGGTAATAATCCACAATCGTCCACCAGGTAATTGTTTTTCATGATGCTACCAATTACAGCTTTTTCAGAGTACATATCATTCAGTCCTTAAGAACTCTTCTAATGTCAAAGGTTCGTTTTTTGGTTTAGGTACTGTAACTACAGTTGATACGTTATTCGTTTTTTGATTCTTTCGTTCCCATGCCAATATTGTTGAATAGTCACAATTGTATTTCTTGTTTTTGGAAGCCTTATACAAGTTCAAGTTTTCGATTCTATCATCTGCATGTACTTGTCCGAATTTATCTACAAGTTTTTGATATTGGACTTCTGTCATTTTGACTAATTCAGCGTATTTTTTTTTAATCGGTTTTTTTGTCACTTTACTTAGTTCTTTATCTTTTTCTATATCTAAATCTAAGTCTAAATCTATATCTGTACCGTTATGTAACGTTACTGTAACGTTACTCTGTTCTTTAGGTACTGGTAACTCTAGCTTTTTCTTCTCACGATGCTTCTTTTGACGCTCGCTATTCAATGCTTTTACACGTTCCATACCGTCAACATTTTGATGATCTTCCCAATTTTTAATCCGAATAATTTCATCTTCCATAGTGACCATTCCGTAACGTTTGAAAGTTTCTAAAGCTAATCGAACTGTGTTCAAAGGTCGTCCGAATATGGTAGAAATCTCTTCAACGTTCATCGGGATGTTTTCTGTCAACATGATGTAACCGTTTGAATTAACTTTTCCTGCGTAAGAAATCAACTTCACCCAAATGACGATGATTGTGTCAGCTTCTGGCAATGCTTCAATCAGCTTTATTTTTTCGTTTTCGAACATATCCGTTTTAAGCTTCACCCAAGATATTTGAGCCATTTCAATTACCTTCTTTTATTTCGTTTATTGCGATCAACAACCTTTGCTTTTTCACTTCATCTAAACTCGCATCATTCAGCCAGTTATAAACAGTGTTTTCATGGATTCCCATATGCTTTGCTATGACTCTGGAAGAAATACTTCCTTTTTTAACTCTTAATTCCACATTTTCCACTCTTACACCACCCTTTCTAACTATTACCTTAATTTTACTACAAAAGACCACAAAAGTACATTTAAAATAGAATTTATTTTCAGATTTCTATTTTAATTAGAATATCACTCCTCATACTTGCATAAGCTACAAGGAGTCAGTTGTTTCATTCCAGTGTTATTAGATATGCGATGACTTTGCTTGCTTCTTCCGCAGTTAATTCTCTTACCTTTTTGTCAATCTTCAAATGACTAGCGGCACTATTGTAAACTTGCCCTTTTTCTATTTGTGTTTTTTTGGATATGACAATCGTTTTATCTACTATATTCTTCACCTGGGTTTCGCTTATCATATCCGGACCACTTGGCTGCGTTGGCGGCTTTGGGTCTTGTTTAGGCTTATTACTGCCATGCGTTGCAAGGTTTCCATCGTCATCTTCATCTGATGTAATGCCGAATATTGCCGATAAACTATAACGTTTTAGATAGGTGATAACTGAGCCGGTTGATTGTGCATCCTGTTTGGTTGGTATCGCGAATACTGGGTCTGATTCAATCCATTCACCACTCGAGTGCATCAAGATGGTGACCACACCTACTTTATTTTCTTGATTCAATGGGTACTGGATGAAAGATAATCCGTGTTTTGGCGATGTCTCTGTTATAGCTTCCACTACATTTTCAAGAGGAACGTATTTACTTTTAAAGAATGGGTTAGCTTTATCTTTTAAAGGTTGTTTAACTTCGCCATGAAATGCTGCTAACGCCTTTGCTAGTTCTGCAATTGAATCTGATTTATTCATCCTGTTACCTCCTTATTTAATTCGTAAAGATTCACCCTGCTTGATTGTCACACCAGGAACTTCTTTTTCGGCTTTCAAATCTAGCAAAATAGCTTTCTTGTCCAAGACTGGCGCAGGAATATTAAAATATTGCTGCGGTATAACAGTGTCGTCTAACACTTCTAGGGATGGAGGGCTCTTCGCAATCGAAAACTTAAACAATGTTCCATCGACTTTCCGTTTACCTGTATCCTGCATGTGCTGATAAATTGCTTCTTTCATGCGTTTGGATCCATTCATGCAAGTTTTCTCAACCTCTTGCATCCGTTTGATTTCTGTTTTTAACGCTTCTGCATTTGCTTCCAGTGTTTTCATTACCTTTGCATAGCCTTCTAGCTTGTCCACCGTTAACTCCTGGACTGATTCAAGCGTGTCTCCTACGTCTTGGCCATCTTCTAGCATTCGTAGGAGTTGCATCTCGTGATTCGTTAAGTTGTACAGATTCATTCTTGTGCCCCCTCATATTTACGAACTGGCATAATCAAAACTCTTACTTTTTCACTTTCTAATGTGAACGGCTTGTTTCTTTCGTTAAAGCGAAGAACCACTTCTTTACTCTCTAATTTGATGTGTGTTTCAAGTGCATTCATCATATATTCTGATTGGAAAGCTACCTTCTTTCCGATTGATTCAATAGTCGGTTCGATATTCAGTTCGGTTTTTGCTTCACCTGACAAATAGGAGAAAATTGCAGACGACTCACCTATTTCCATATCAATCTCATTAATTCGGTATTTAAAGGACTTCAATACTTGATTCATGGATTTCAATATTTGGAACCATGTTTTTAGGTTTTCTTCATCCAACTTGATGACCGTTTCCCCTTCGAAATCTTCAATAACTTTTCTCATATCTGGATAATTACCTGTAGCTTGCATATTGTTAAATGGATTGATTAGGAAGTTTTCTTTGAATCCATGAATGTCTTTTATTTGGATTGCGTAATGTGAGTTGGTAGCGAATAAAACGCCATCTTCTCTTAATAAGCAATATTGCAGGATAGGTCTAGATGGACTTTTGCTGACGAACTTTTTAGCGATATTTAAAGCAGTTCCGTATAAATCGTTGTGGACGAATGTTAAATTGTTAGTAGCTTTCATGTATATTTCCTCCATTTTCGGTTATAATGTCAGTAGATGTATTAATCAGCGACTGTTCGCAGCAGTCGTTTTTATTATGTTTTCTATTACTCGCCATCCCTTTACCCCTCTCCATACCCCACACTCATATCAACCGCATGTCCCTCATTCACCAAATGCTCACCAATGCAATGCGTTCCACAGAAGAATTGCCCGTTATATTCATAACCTTCGCCTGTGTACACTTCTTCGTTACACTTACGATTTGTACAATCACTGACCACAATCGGCTCGAATGTATCAATCTGTGGATGACCACCGCTTAGGATTGGATTTTCAATGTTAGTCATTCCACTTCCTCCAATTCGTCATATAATTCCTTGCCACTCTCAATTTCTTTTACCACTTGCTTTAGTTGTTCTTTGCCAATCATCATTCCAATTGTTCCGTTTTCTTGAATGTTGTAATTAGCTGAAGTAATCAAATCGTATAGTGTGCTCATTCGATTTCACCACCAATTTTGCAATGATATTTAATTTGGAAGATGTCGATTGTGTAACCATGGATCCGTCTGAATTCTGCTAATGCTTCATCAAGATTGCGACCTTCTGTAACCACACGCTTTTTTTCATCTGCGGAGGAGATAACATCCCAACAATAACCTGTTAGTTGTGGCATGGTTTTTCCTCCACAGTTTCAACCGCATCAAACTTACGACCTTCTTCAAACCCCTTCGCATATCCAGTTCTAATCGCTTCATTCTCGTATTTATCCAATAGATTAATAATCGCTAGTCTCATATCACTTAACTTTTCAGTCATCCTCTTAACCCCCTCTTATTTTTTAAGAACTTTATATTTCAAAATCGCATTACTAATCCGAACAAGTCGTTGTTCCAGTGGCATTGACAACCATTTATTCAATTTCATTTGCTTCACCCTCTCATTTAGGCGCTAACACCTGTTTAGTTTGCTTGACGTAACGATGTACCAATGTCCATACATCTGATTCTTTCTTACTAATCATCCAGTCTGCAACGTTAAATTTGTTTGCTTCCAAATAGCTTCTTTCAGCAACCGTTAATTTGCGACCTCTTTTCATGAGCTCCCCCTTATTCGCGATTGGTTTAGATAACGTGCTTCCATGTTCTGCGATTAATCACTGAATTTATTACTCCTTTATTCACACCGAACTTAGCCGCTAATTCAACTTCTATTAAGGTTCCTCCATTTTTCCTGCAATTCATTCTGATATATCTGATGTCAGATTCCTTCAACTTTGACATACCGTGCTTTTCGCCTTGTGAATTTCCATTCACATTCGGATTAGATGGATTCTTCAACCCAGTTGCATAAGCGTGTAAAGTATTTTCCGACTGAGTTGCCCATTCAAGATTGCTAATGTGATTATTAAGTTTGTTGCCGTCAATGTGATTAACCGTCCTTTTGTTCTCTGGATTAGGGATAAAAGCTTCTGCAACGAGCCTATGAACGCTTTGTGTCTTAAGTGAATTATTCTTATACATACTAATTATTGCGTAACCGTGTTTATCCTTTATGTTTTTCAAGACTTGCGCTCTAACTTTGTAATTATTTCCATCAGTTCTAACAACTACTCTTTCTAAAGAACGAGCGTTTCCGTGATTAGAGACTTCATAAATCCCTTCGTAACCGATTATTGTTTTCCACTCTTCCTTGATTTTTATGACTTACCCCCTCCATTCACCGACTCCCACAACCTACCCATGCAAAACGAAAGTACACTTGCGATCAAGCTGAAAATTATTAAGTTTCCATCTGACGTCATTGGTTATCCTCCTATTTTAGTTAGTTGAATTTTCATTAACTGCAATTTAATTAGAGTTATACTTCAAAAAAATTACATCCAGCGGCAAATTAAAATGCTTTTGAATAATTTCCATTTCAGTGATTTTAAAATTTGTGCGACCTCGTTCTTTATAGTTGTAATTAGAAGGCCCACAGCCAATCAACTCTCCCATTTGTTTCTGTGTTATACCACGTTCCTTACGTAGTTTCAAAAGGTTAGAATACATTTCCTCACCTGCTTTCTTTTGCTAATTTTTGTTCCTGAAGTAAATATATCATAATTAAATTCACTTTACAAGCATAAATGTGAATTTAATTGCATAAACTTGAAATTAAATGACAATACTAATATAAATGCAATAATGTTACAATCTAAAACGGAGGGATACTTAATGAATTTCAATGATAGCAACCGATTCACAGGGAATAAAATAAGAAGTTATAGAAAGAAGATGAAATTAACACAAGAGGAACTTGCCCAGAAAATAGGCGTGAAGGGAAATACTGTAAGCGCTTATGAACGCGGAGGAGTAGAACTGCCCCACTCAAAGCTGCTGGCAATTGCTGAAGTGTTTGAAATCAAATACACGGATCTTCTTCCAATAGAAGGAGAAGGTGAAACCGATTCAATAAACGATTACGTCCAGGACGCAAAAAGTAAGTTGAGTGAAGATCAATTGGAATTTTTAGAGGAATTGATAGCGCAAACAATTTCACTTAATGAAGAAGAAAGAGAAAATTTTCTCAAAAATATTAAAGTTGCGGTCAAAATTTATAATGAGAATTAATCCACCAAAGGAAAAACCCCCATCACTTTACAATAGTGAGGGGGTCGTTTTCTTTTAAGGATTCAGCGAAAGGATTAAATCTTTCAATACGGATTATCGTTCCGTTTGGCGACGCTATTAATTGAGTGTCACCTTTCATTTTGGCGTAAGAAGCGAGAAGGTCTAGTGTGATTCTATCCATGATGCACCTCTTATCTGTTTATTAAGATAATAGTACATTTGTTTGCATTTTTTGAACATAGTATATAGTACCTTGATTTTCGACTTAATTCGACATAGAAAAAACGTATTATATTACTTTATATATATACAACTGATAATAGACTCATTTTCCTTGGTAATTCTTTACATCGTTATGCAATTTTTGATATTTTTTCGTTGTTAAAATAAGGGATTATTTTGACTAAGACGGACTCATTCCCTCTCTTCCAGCCAGTTATAAAACGGCACTACCGTTCTTGTAACATCTGTATTTTGGATTCGTTGTTTTCTATCTGCTTTATCTGATTTTAGTATTTCTTTTTTTACTTCATCTTGTGCTCTTCTTAATTCCAATTCCTCGTTTTTTTTAATTAGTGCTGTTGCTAAGTAATCCCTAAAGCTATTGACCTTACCTTGATCGTATTTGTCTACAACTTTTCGAACAATGGATTTAAAACTTCTATCGGTTAAATCATCTTTAGTTACTTCCCTTAGATTACTAATGATTAAATTAATTTCATCAGCATTATGGATAGCCGCCGAACCATCAGTTCGCTTATCGTCATCATTATCTTGTATATCATTATTATTTAATAAAGGATCTTTGTTTAATAAAGTCTTTTGATTACCTCGACGTTTTGAGGTCTTCATTTTGGAGACTTCATTTTGCAGTCCCCAAATTTCCCCGAACTCCTTTTCAGCATTAGCGAGGATTTCAGCCTTTTCGTCAACTGTAAACGGTACTTTTCGGAAGTAATAAACGAACTCGTATTTCTTTCCGACACGATACTTAAATTCAATAATGTAATTAGATTCCTCTAAACTTTTCCACGCTGATTTAACAGACCTTTCCCCGTGTTTTGCATAGCGTTTATATAATTCTGTTTTATGTAGTTCCCAAGTAGTCGGATACGAAAGAAGGTTCACCAATAACCCTAACGCTTCTAAAGAGATAGGGTTTTCTCTATTATTTTGCACCGCTTGTGCTGTTGCTACTGGTAGTACGATTTGGTTGTCATAAGGTACTTGAATCATTTTTGCCATTGTTTATCATCCTTTTATGTAAAAACAAAAATCGCTATTCCTCACCAGTGTCTGTGTCTGGTTAAGAAATAACGATTTATATAAAAAATACCATTGAAATGCTATAGGTAAGTATGTATAATAAAGTTATCAATTAATCAGTGGGTCAACACTGTTTTAATTAAGGTCATTCCGTTGGTAGCGGAGTGGCTTTTTTGTTTTCTGATTTATTAAGTTATCTATTATTCTATAACTTTATTTATCAGATAACAACATAAATCGACAAAAATAAAACCCAACCACTAATAATTGTGGAAGGGTTCCTTTTTATTTAAACGAAACTACTCATATCATCTTTTTCTTCTTTTTCTTCCACAACTTCATAAGCAATCGCTACTGATTCTCTTTTACCTTCCATATCCGACAAAATCAATCGTTTCAAATATGCAGATACATTTTTATTCTTCG